GGTGGCATGACCTGGAATCCCGTAGCCTTCGAGGACCATGACGAAGCCCCGGAACCCGCGGCACCCAAGCCGAAGCACGAACCGAAAGCGGCATCCGCCCTCCCGCTGCAACTCTCAGTTGGCGCGACGCCCGAACTGACCGAGGCAATGGCGCAGCTAACAGAGGCAATCGCCGGACTTATCAAACGCCTAGACGCCGTTCCTCAACCATCACACAAAGAAACATCGACAACCACTTGACAACGCACAGCGTTGCCGTCTAATTAACGGTCACGCATCCGGGGTTATCTGCAAATGTCTCGTGGACCTGACATCTTGATCCAGACGGCACCCCCGCTGTCTGCAACCAGCGATACGCCGCTCGGATCAGTGGAGGTCCCGCCGGTATCGGCGTCGGCCGACCCGACTGACATCGACAACGGCGTGCCCAAGGAGATGTCCCCGGAAGCGCAGGCAGCCGCCCGCGCCGCGAAGGTGACGGACGCCACGCCGCCGGACCCGGATGCCATTGACGTTTCCGATCTGTCGAAAGACCTGCCGGGCTATGCCGTCCGGGAGATCACCAAGGCGCGCAAGGCCGCCCGCGACAAGATCGCCGCCGAGACCGCCACCGCCACCAAGGATGCCGCAGACGCCCGCGCCGAAGCCGAGAAGGTTCGCGCCGAACTCGCGGAACTCCGCGCCAAAGCTGAAGCCGCACCGCCCGTCAAGGCTGAGGAACCTGCCGCTGCTGCCGCCGAACCGCGGCCGACACGCGATGCGTTCGATGATCCCGACGCCTACGACACCGCGCTGACGGAATGGGCGGCCCGCGAGGGCGAGCGTAGGGCTTCCGAGAAGCTGGCGACCGAGACTGCCGCCAAGGCCGCGGAAGCCGCCAAGGCCACGCAGGATGCCGAGATCGCGCGCATCAATGCCGATTGGGCTGGCAAGCGCGCCAAGGCCGCGGAAGCATACGCCGACTACGAGGCTGTTGCCGAGGGCGACCACACCGTATCGCCGCCGATGGCGCATACCATCATCCTGGCGGAGAACGGCCCGGATGTCGCCTACTACCTCGGCAAGCACCCCGACGAATCCGCGCGCATCGCCGCGCTGGTGAACCCGGCGATGCAGATTTTCGAGATCGGCAAGTTGTCCGCGAAGCTCGCTGCGCAGCCCGTTCGGAATCCGCGTCCGAAGCCGCTGGAGCCGATCGGCACCAACGGCGCACCGGCTGACACGTCCGGCCGTGAGCCGACGATGGATGAAGTGTATGCGCGGACGACGGCACGTATTGCCGCCACGCGCCGGCCGTTCCTGGAGGCGTCTCCGGGCCGGCACTGAACCCGACTGACGCCAACCCGACCGGACGGGCAAATCCGGGCTGACTACCGCCTACCGCCTACCCACCGGCCAAGCCGGGTACGCACCGAGGCGCATCTCGGGATGAAGGAAATCCGAACATGACCGCAACCACATAGTCGCTCCGAGTGCGGGGCGCACAGGAGCATAGACCATGGCCTCCAACGCCCTTCTCACGCCCTCGATCGTTACCAAGGAAACCTTGGCGATCCTGGAGAACAACCTCGTCGCCGCCGGCAAGGTGAACCGCCAGTTCGAGAACCAGTTCGTCAAGATCGGCACCACGCTGACGGTCCGCAAGCCGAACCGATTCAAGGTGACGACCGGCCCGGCGCTGCAAATCCAGGACATCAGCGAGCCGTCCACCTCGATCAGCATCAGCAATCAGGCGCACGTCGATTTCCAGTTTTCCTCGCAGGAACTGACGCTCAGCGTCGAAGACTTCAGCGAGCGGTATTGCAAGCCGGCCGCCGTCGAACTCGCCAACTACATGGATTACGCTGTCCTCGGCCTGTTCAACCAGTTGTTCAATGTGGTTGGCACCCCCGGCACTGTCCCGGCGACGTTCTCCGCCCTCGGTGCGGTCGGGCAGCGCATGGACGAAGGCGCGGTGCCGCAGGAAGGCCGCGTGATGATCCTGAACCCGGCCGCTTACTGGTCGATGGCGAACGGTCTCGTCGGCTACTACGTCCAGTCGGTTTCGGCGCCCGCGTTGAAGGGCTTCCTGGCGAGCATCGCCAACTTCGAAATCTACCAGGACCAGAACATCCAGTCGCAAACTGTCGGCAACTACGCCGGCACTCCGGTTGTCAACGGCGCTTCGCAGACAGGCGCGTCGCTGATCACCAACGGCTGGTCCAGCTCGCTGCCGGGCCTGCTGAACGTCGGTGACGTGTTCACCGTCGCTGGCGTCTATGCGGTCAACCCGCGCAACCGCCAGTCCACCGGCTCGCTCCAGAACTTCCTGGTGCAGTCTACCGCGGCGTCCGATGGCTCGGGCAACTCCACGCTGTCGATCTACCCGGCGATCACCACGAGCGGCGCGTATCAGACCGTCTCCGGCTCCCCTGCGAACGGCGCGGCCATCGTTGTGAAGGGCGCGGCGAATACGACCTACTTCCAGAACGTGGCGTTCGTGAAGGATGCCTTCGGCCTGGTGACGGTGCCGATGGAACTGCCGGGCGGTGTGGACTTCGCGGCTCGGGAGATGTTTCGCAATACGTCGATTCGGGTGTTGCGTGCCTATGACATCTTTAACGATGTCGCACCTGCTCGTTTGGACATCCTGTTTGGCCAGGCCGTGTTCTATCCCGAACTCGGCGCGCGTCTGACCAACTAGCCTGTAACCCCTTGATAGCTCGGCCTTAATTGGCCGGGCTGTCATCGTGTCAACGACATAGCGTGACCGGATAAATGCCCATGACCCCCCGCCAAAAACGCGCCTTCCGCAAGCAGTGGGACAGCCAGATCGAGCAGGAGCGCAACGGTGCCCCGCTCGACCCGGAAGTCGCGGCCCGCATGACCCGCCCCAAAGACGAAGACACCCTCTATCAAGTCAACGTCACCATGCGCTCCGACCGCACCGTCCGGCCGTTCGGCCCGCGGATGATCCAGGAAGCTGCTGGCCTGTTCTGCGAGGCCATCAACAAGCAGATCGTGCTTGGCACTGAACGCAGTTTCATCAACGCCGTCGTCGTTCCCCTGACCATCATCCAAGGAGCCTAGACCATGCCTCTCACCACCACTTCCGCTGTCCGTCAGTTGTCCGACGGCAACGGCCTTTCCGGCGGCCCTGGCAACCAACTCGGCATCAGCCCGGCCGACGAAATCGGTTTCTTCGGCGCCACTCCCGTTCAGCAGCCGGCCGCTCCGACCTCGCATAGCGTCACGACGACTGCTGCCGGTTCGACCACGACCGCGTTCGTGAACACCACGTTCCCCGGTGCGTCCGGATCGTCCGCCTACACCATCGGCGACATCGTGACTGCCCTCAAGGCACTCGGCTTGCTGGCCGCGTAATGGCAATCGAGGACATCATCGCCAAGGCAATCGCCGATGGCGCACCGGAGGCGGAGGCAATGCCGGCCGCCCTCCGGGTCAAGGCGGCTTTGGGTGGCGCTGGTGTCCTCGTGGCACTGCCGCCGGCCTACAAGCCGAAGGAGTATCCGAAGTGGGTTGCTGGCAAGGTGGTCCGGAATGCCGATGAAGAGGCCGCGTTGACGGCTCCTGTTGTGGCGGAGGTTGTCGCTCCGGTTGTCGTGGCTCCGGTAGTCGTGCCGGAACCCGCGGTTGTCGTGCCGCCGGTTCTGGATGTCGTTATCCCGGCGCCGGCAGAAGCAGCGGAACCGCCTGTCGTCGCGCCGTAATGCGTGCGTTGTTCGGTGCCGTGTAGTAATATGCGGCACCGACAGCGAAGGAGACCTCCATGCCTAAATCCAAATCCCGTCCCGTCGCGGTAGCGCCCGACACAAAGTGGCAGGCTCAGGACGCGCTTCACACACTGAAGCGGGCGCACGAGATCAAGAACGATCCGAAGCTAATGCACCACGTTCGCGAACACGCGAAACACGAAAAGGCCGCGTTGGCGAAGGTTATCGGGCGGGGTGGGAAGTAGATGGCTCTAATCATCCAACACCACGAATGCATCGTCCGCCCGGAGAAACCTGTGACCGAGCACGCCGAATACCCCAAGCACATGACGCACCCCGGCTACGCGCCCGCGGTGGCCGCGCAGCCCATCCCCGGCGATCCACAGGGGCGATACACCCACGGGTCATCCGAACGCTTCCCGGCCGTGCTGGTCAGCAATGCGGACGACGAGGAATATTACGCGGCCAAGGGCTATGTCAGTGTCGGCAAGTCCGATCCCGCCGCGTTTGCCCGTGCCGTTGCCGCCGCGCAACCGGCGCAGACCAACTACAAGCCTGTCGAGTATCCGAAGTGGGCGGGCGGCGTGCTGGTGAACAGCGCGGAAGAAGAAACTGCGGCACTCGCTGCCCGGCGCGGACAACTGGCGCCGCCGCCGGTTGATGCCGCGCCGGGTGCGGAACCCGCGCTGGTGACGTATGGCACTCCGGCGCCGCTCCCGACCGGCCCGTCTGAGGTTGACGTGTTGCGCGACGAGGTGGCGGGGAAGTTCGATGGCATGAACGCACAGCTTTCAGCGATCACCGCCATGCTGGCAAAACTGACCGCGCCCGCCCCGATCACGGAACCTGAACCCGCTCCGGTTGCTGAAATTCCCGATTGGAAGCGCAAGCAGCAAGAGCGCAAGGCTTCCCGTTCCGCGGCCTGATATGCTACACTAACGACATAGCGAACCGGCTCGCGACTTCGCCGGGTATCCCGAACGACTACCCGGAGATACCCCGTTGAAGTTCCGCGCCGCCGCACTGGCAACCCTGCTACCGTTCGCCGCCCTGGCGCAGACCGGCCAGCCGGTGCCATCGCACCCGATCAACACGACGTCGAGTTGTTCCTCCGCCACGCCGCAGAACTGCACAACCTGGACCCCGGCGCAATGGGTGCAGGCGTGGGCGTTCAAGCAGGATGTCGGTGGATCGATCACCACATCCAGCGTGACCATCGGTGGCGTCACGCTTCCGATGTCAACGTGGATTGGGTATCTGACCGGCACCACGAACCCGAACCCCGTTTCGTTCGACGGCGCGCTGTCCGGTGCGGGCATTACGTCGCTGTTTGCCTCGCCTCCCGCGATTGGCGGCGCATCCCCGGCGGCAGGCGCGTTCACTGCGCTATCAGCCTCCACGCTGGCCGTTATCGGCGCGATCACTGGAGACCTGACGGGCGCAACGATAACCCCAACGGGCGGTTCTCCGGCCTCTATGGCGGACATCGCGGCGATGGCAACAGGCGCGCTCCCGATTTCAGGCGGGACGCTGATTGGCGTTCTGGACCTGGCCGCTGATCCCGTATCAGCGATGGATGCAGCCACGAAGCAATACGTGGACTCGCATATACTGGCGGGCGGGATGTCCTCGTCTGGCAGCACGATGACCGGCGCGCTTGACCTGGCAGCCGATCCGACGACCTCGCTACAGGCTGCCACGAAGCATTACGTGGATTTGGAGACGACGCGCGCTGAGGCCGCAGAGGTGGCCGCAGCGGCGGTAGCGGTGAATGCGCCGTTCCGCAACCGGCTACACAACGGATCGTTTGAGGTTCAGCAGCGCGGGACATCGTTCTCCGTGACGACCGGCACGTCGGCCTACACGGCGGATCGTTGGCGGGTCTATTCGTCAGGCTTCACGACAACCGCGGCGCTTAGTTCCGTAACGGGATACACCTCGCGCAAGGGGATCACCCTCTCCGGTTCAGTCCCGTCCGGCGGCAGCGTGAGCGCATTTGAGCGCATCGAGGCTGCGAACTCCTACGATCTTGTAGGGCAATCGGTCACGCTCTCGTTCAACGCGAAGGAGACACTATCGGCTGGAACCGGGACGTTCAGCGCGTGTCTTTCCTACCCGACCGCCGCTGATAATTGGGCCGGCTCGACGCAGATTGCGTGCTCTACATTCACGCCAACCGCCACACCAACAACCTATACCGCGACATTTGCGGCACTGCCGACGGGCGTCGCGAACGGCCTTAGTGTGACGCTCAGTGAAGCCCAAACGGTCGCCACCGGCACGTTGTCTTGGACAGTGACAAGCGTCCAACTCGAAGCCGGGCCAGCCGCGACGACGTTTGAGCGGCGTCCGTATAGCGTCGAGTTGGCGCTGTGCCAGCGGTATTATTGGGCATGGACCGGCTCCATGCTTGCTTCCGGCCTTTCGGGAAACGGGTCAAGCTATACAATTGCCGGGACCGTCACTTTCCCCGCTGCGATGCGCGCGGTCCCCACGATCGCCCCGACATTCGGTGCGTCGAATGGGATCACGACATCCGGCATTTTAAGCAGCACACAGTATTCGACGCAGTTTTACGCAATTTCAAACGGGGTTACCGGATACTCATCGATAACCCTTTCGGCGCTGACCGCAAGTTCGGACCTATAGCGGTGAACACTCCGTCAGCTTCCGCAGCCGGAACGTCCGTCGTAACTACATTCATTGCCTTCGCAAAGGCTCTTGGACTCGACGGCCTGACGCTGGATGAGATCACCGCGAACAACACGGGGACGTTCTCGGCAACGGCGGTAACGATTCCATGACCGCGGGCATCGGCTCCTTTACCTTCGGCGCAACGGCATTCGGCGCGCAGTCCGTCACGGCGCTCGAGGTCATCCAGGACGCGCTTGAACTGCTCGGCGTCTACGGGCCGGGCGACGCGATCTCCGGCGCCGATAGCGCGCGGGCGCTGTCCGTGATGAATGACATGCTCGATGTCTGGAGCAACGAGCCGTTGGCGTGCTTCGCCCATGCGACTCAGAGCTTTCCGCTCGCTGTCGGGCAACCGCAATACACCATCGGGCCGGGTGGCGATATGAACACCGTGCGCCCGATCAGGATCATTGACGCAGCCGGCTCGGCTTACCTGACGGACGACGAAGGCAACCGCTACATGATGAATGTGGTGGATCAACTGACGTGGAACAATCAGACCACATCGATTGTCGATGCTGATCTGCCGACGACGTTGTTCTATGATCCGCAGTTTCCGCTCGGGATCATCAACATCTGGCCGACGCCGGACGTGGCTTATACCTGCTCGTTCATGTCCTATCTGCCGCTGGCCGCGATCTCGCTGCTGTCCGGCGCGTTCTCGTTGCCGCCGGGCTACAAGCGGGCAATTACCACGAACCTTGCCGTTTGCCTGAAGCCATACTTCACCGGATCGCAACTTGATCCCGATGTGCGCGAGGAAGCCCGCGAGACCAAGGGCACCATCAAGCGGTCGAACATGCGGCCGGTTCGGTCGGTCTATGACCCGGAGTTGGTTGCGAGGGGGAGTTCTACTTACAACATTTACAGCGACGGCCGCGGCGGGCGATGAAATCCCCCATCCTCGGCGGCTTCTCCCGCGCCCGCTCAGGCGATCTTGCGTCCGGAGAAGCGTATAATTTATTCCTCGAAATCGTGGAATCCAAGGACGGCAAGGCCCCCGGCGCCCTCTACAATACGGCCGGCCTCGATCTTGTCGGCACCCTCGGTTACGGCCCGATCCGTGGCGTCCACAAACTCGGCGACACGCTCTATGTCGTGTCCGGCCCGCAAGTCTGGTCTGTGACCGCCAACGGAACGCCAACGCTCTGCGGCAACATTGGACTTCGCAACACGCCGGTTTCGATGTTCGACAACGGCGCGCAGTGCATGATTGTGGATGGTGTTGGCGCATGGCTCGTGCCGGGCGGCATCCCGTTGACCGGTGGAGCGATCGAAGCGACGGGCGGGCTGTATGCCGTCAACGACACCATCACCTTAAGGCCCACGACCGGCGGCCAAAGCGCCTATCCGATCCTGACAGTGACAACTGTTTCCAATACCCCGGCGACAACGGTTTCGCTGCCGAACAAGGGGACGTCCTACGGCTCTGCGGCAAGCGCGGCGACAACCCCGATTGCGGGCAGTCCCGGCGCTGGAGCCGGGCTGAAAGTGAACATCGACGCAACGGCGTTCGGCCCGATCGCAGCCATCAACATCGCCGCTGGCGGCGCGGGCTATGCTGTCGGTAACACCGGCCTGATAATGACCGGCTCCAGCGATGCCGCCTACCTCGTGACTGCGGTTAGCGGCGGCGCCGTGACCGGGATCATGCTGACATCGCCCGGCACGGCGTACGCCACCTATGGCGGGGCGACCACGACGATAGGCCCCGGAGCACCGACGAACGCCGGATGGGGCTTAACGCTCAACATCACCGCAGCGGGTGGCCCGATCCTGTCGGCAGTCGTCGCGAACGGCGGGCAAGGCTACGCCGTCGGCAATATCGGATTCGTTTCCGGCGGGTCGGGCGATGCGACCTACCAAGTCACCGCCATCGGCACGAATGGCGCCGTGACCGGCTTCACCGTGACGCAGGGCGGCGCGCTGCTGACGATGCCGCTATCGTTCAAGCAGCAATCGACGTCCGGTTCCGGCGCGAACTTCGAGTTATATGCCCCGACATTCGGCGCGTTTGTCGGGCTGGTTCCGATCACGGTGCCGTTCTCCGGCCCGATAATGGGCGCGATCAGTGACGGTTTCGGGTTGCTGATCTTCCTCGGCTCACAGAACATAGCGATGTCGGATGAGCTGGACCTCTCGACGTGGGGCGCGCTGAATTACGACGTTGCCGACCAGTCGCCGGACAAGTGCATCTCGCTCGTGGTGATCCATGACGAAGCCTATGTGCTGAAGGAAAAGAACACCGAAGTATGGGTGGATGGCGGCCTTGCGGGGTTTGCGTTCCAGCCGATGACCGGCGTTCACATGGAATACGGCTGTGTCGCCGCGTTCTCGCCCGTGAAGATCGGGGAGCACCTGATCTGGCTATCCCGTAACGAGCAAGGCCAAGGGCTTGTCGTCAAGGCGTCTGCCTATCAGGTCGCGCCGATTTCGACGCAGGCGATGGTGGCGGAGTTCGATACCTACGCGCAGCTTGGCGATGCAATCGGCTACGCGCGGCAGCAGGGCGGCCACACGTTCTACGTCTTGACGTTCCCCGAAGCGGACCAGACGTGGTGCTACGACATGACCGCGAGCGATCTGGCGGGGTATCCCGTGTGGACCCGGTTGGCGTCGTTCTCGGCCGGCGCGTGGCATCGGCATTGGGGAAACTGCTTCACCCCGTGGGGTGGCTACGTGACCGGGCAGGCGACATCAGGCGGTGCCGGCGTCCTGGGCGACTACCGGAACGGCAACCTCTATGCGTTCAACCCCAACACGCTGACCGACAACGGCACGCAACGGCGCTGGCTCCGGCGGTGGCGGGCGTTGGCACAGGGCAGTATCGCGGCGAAGCGGTTCTCGTCGCTTGTGGTGGCGATGCAGACCGGCGCGGGTGTGAAGGCAGGATCGGCGCCGCAACTGGTGCTGCGCTGGTCCGACGACGGCGGGGCGACGTGGAGCGGCGAGCGGATCGTAGCGGCCGGCGCATTGGGCGCGACATCGCAGCGGATACGGTTCAACCGGCTCGGCTCGACCCGGCGGGTCGGCGGGAGCGATCGGATCTTCGAGTTGTCGTCCAGCGACCCATTTATGACGGCGCTGCTTGACGCGGATGTGGATGCGTCATGAGCAAGCCGACGCAAATACTGTCCCCGCGGCAGCCGATAGCTGATCCCAACGGTTTCATCACGCATGACTGGTATCGCTCGCTCAACGGCCTGTTCAGCAAACTCTCCGCCGGGGCATCGTCCGGCTCGGCAGCCGCATCCGCAAATTCCGCAAATTCCGCGACTTTGGCGCAGATCGCGGCGGGTGGTGAAAATGGGCTTCCGACATGGGGCGATCTGGTCGCCGCGATCCAGGCAACGGCGGCGTATGCGCAGAGCTTGACAACAATCACGCTACTGTCTGATCTGAGTGGACCGGGCAAGGTCGGCGAAATTTATCTCAACGAGGCCGACGGTAATCTCTACAAGTGGGTAGTCGTTGAGGGCAAGGGCTATTGGGTCTCTTACATCCTGACGCCGGAGCAGGCGAGCGCGCTGTCTGCGACGCAGATTGCGGCATTGAACCTCGCCACGATCGCCGGGCAGATCACCACAACGCAGATATCCAACAACGCCATCCAGACGCCGAATTTAGGGGCCGGGTGCGTCGAAGCGGGCAACCTGGCGGCCGGATCGGTGACGACTGCCGCGCTTGCCGTCGGGTCAAGCACCAATCTCTGTTGGAACTCCTGCATGGAGATCGGCAGCGACGGGTGGGCTGCCCAGTCGTCACAAACCATCACGGGGTGGGGCACTACCTACGAGGTTCCGGTACTCGACCCGACGTGGCGGCTTCCGGGCTTCGGTTCCGGGTATATCAACGTTGCGAATCCGCTGACGACATCGGATGTGATGTTGTTGGCATGGAGTCCGAACGGCACGGACGCGACGCCGGTCAACGGCATACCAACAACGGCGGGCGCTATCGTGGAGGCGTCCGCTCAACTGATGCCGCACCGCTGCGGCGGGCGCGTTTTGCTGGAATGGCTGGATGCTACGGGCACGTTCATTTCCTGGGCGGTCGGCACGCGCGTTGTGCAGGCCGCGCCGGCGAACGGCAATGCGCTAACCAGTTACGGGCAAAGTTGGCTGTCTGCTACCGCTCCGACGAATGCGAAGTTCGTGGTTGCCTACGTGGAAGGCTTCAACGACGGCGCGGCAGACATCGCCGCAATCCTCGGCGCCGATCCATACCTGTTCTTCACCGAGTTTAGCGTAGGCCCCGGCGTGCCGAACTCGACAAGCCCGCAGCCGTGGTCACCGGGCGGCGTGTCCTCGATCTCCGGGGGGATGATTAAGACCCGCACACTCCAAGCGGATCGGTTGCTTGCGAACTCGATTACCGCAAACGAGATGGGGGCAAACTCGGTTGTGTTCGGCACGGTGGCGGCGGGCGCGATCAAGTCGGCGCAGATCGCGGCGGGCGAAGTCTACGCCGTTAACCTTGCGTCCGACACCCTGATTACCTTGTCCGCGCAGATCGGCAACGCGCTGATCCTGAACGCGCATATCGGGAATTTGCAGGTTGATAACCTGAAGATCGCGAACAATGCGGTGTCAACGTCGGCATCCGGTTCCGGCACGGGCGGATCGGCGTCTATATCCATCACTTCGCGCGGTGGAATTGTCCAAATCATTGGACAAATGTTATATGACGGCACCAATTGGGCAACAAGCACGCAAATGACCCTATCAAGGAGCGGCACGGTGCTGCGGTCGTATAGCCCGGTATTCTATATCCCCGGCGGCACAAACCCGGTTCCCGCGGAGATAGTCTACTTGGACGCACCCGGAGCCGGAACATTCACCTATACGCTGTCGATCGCTAGTTACTGGCGCTACGGCTCCCCGAACGTCACCCTTATCGGTATGGCAATCGACAAATGACACTATCGGCAGATTACATATCAGATCGCGATCAGGTTGCGATTGTTCAGTTGGATGGTTCCGGGAATATAATTCAGTCTGCCTTGGTCCCGTCTTCTGCGGCCGATCAGCACCTTGCCGGCGTCGCGGGGTCGATTGCGTTGACTGTAGCGGTAGCGACGGGGTTAAATCCATACGCACCGCAGACATATATCAACGGAACTGTTACAACAGTCGCCGCTCCAGTCGTGCCGCTTGCGACACTCCAAGCCACCGCGGCCACGCAGATTGATGCCGCCGCGGAAGCCGCCCGGCTTCTGTGGATCACCAACGGATGTGGTCAATCGTTGGAATACAACGCTCTGGAAGCCGAGACGGCTTCCGCTACGGCTGCGCCGGACCCGCTGGACCCGACGGTGTATCCTTGGCTCGGAACGGAACTGGCGGCGCAGATCGCGGCGGGCAACACCACTATGACGCTGCGGCAAGTGGCCGCGATGAACGCCGCGCAGATCGCGGCATGGAAAGCTGCGGGCATTGCTATCCGGCAAACGCGGCGGACTGCGAAATTGCAGATTGCGGCGGCGCCCACCGCGGCGGCCATTGATGCGATTGTGGCGGGCGTGACGTGGCCGGCGGGTCCGTCTTGACGATTATCTTGGCACTCCCACGCTGCCGCACGGCATGGCTGGCCCGCTTCCTCACATACCGCGATTGGCACTGCGGCCATGACGTGTTGCCGCACATGCGAACGATGGCTGATGTCGCCGCATGGTTCGATCGACCTCGCACGAACACGGCCGAAACCGGCGCCGCGGCATGGTGGCGGCTGATCCCTTCTGGCGTCCGCATCGTCACGGTTCGGCGTCCGGTTGCCGAGGTGGCGGAAAGCCTTGCGCGCTTCGGGTTTGATCCCGCAATTACGATCGCCGGCCTGCGGCGCATGGACGCGAAGTTGGACCAGATCGAGCGGCGCGTGGCGGGTGTGCTTTCCGTGCGCTTCGCCGATTTGGCTCGTGAGGACGTTTGCGCTCGGGTGCTTGAGTCGTGCCTGCCATATCCGCACGACCATGCCTGGTGGGCATCCTTGGCGGATGTGAACGTGCAAGCCGACCTCCCGGCGATGGTGCGGTATTGTCACGAGCACGCCGCGGCGCTGAATGGATTGGCCGATGAGGCAATGGTTGCTTCTAAGGCACGGAAAGTGCTAATACACTGATCGACCATACCGGCATGGGACTTTCCGGGCATCTCTGGTTTTCGTGGAGTTGTCCGGATGCCTTTTGGCGCGATTCTAGCGGGTGGCCTGCTTTCCGGCGCCGGGTCTATATTTTCCGGACTGATGGGCAGTAATGCCGCGAAAGACGCCGCGAAAACGCAAGCGTCTGCGGAGACTGCGGCCACCAACGCCGAGCTTGGCATGTTCAACACGGCGCAATCGGATATCGCGCCATGGTTGTCGGGCGGACAGAACGCACTCGCCGCTCTGCAAAAGGCGCTTGGCATCGGGCCGGGAGGAACTGGCGCGACAAACCCTCTTCTGACGATGCTCGGCATCGGCGCGGACGGGAAGCCGACGGGCAGCGGCATTAACCCCGCCACATTCCAGGCGTCGCCCGGCTATCAGTTCCAGTTGCAGCAGGGCTTGAACGGAGTAACGAACTCGGCCGCGGCGGCGGGTGGATTGGGTGGAAACGCTCTGAAGGCGTTGCAGGGGTATGGCAGCGGCCTCGCGAACCAATCGTGGAGCCAATATCTCGGCAACGTCAACACTGGATGGCAGGGGCTGATCGGCAATCTGTCGGGGCTTTCCGGGCAAGGCGCGGGTGCCGCCGGCACGATGGGCAATCAGGCGCTTGCGACCGGCGGACAGATCGGTAGCAACGTCACCGGAGCGGGCGCGGCTGCGGCGGCGGGCACGATGGGCAGCACGAACGCGCTGGCGGGCGGGATCACAGGCGCGACGGGCGGGTTGAGTAATGCGGCGATGCTGTATGCGCTGATGAGCCAGGGCCAAACCGGCGCGCTGCCGACGGCAGCGCAGTTCAACACCGCAGCGCAGACCTCTCCATTCATGGCGTCCGGCGGATTGATGAACTATCAGCAGCCGGGCGGCTAATATGGCAATCGACCCCGCGATCTCCCTCGGCTTCCAGCCGGCGCAACTCGGCCAGCAGTTCAATCCCGGCGCGACGGTCCAGGCCGCCAACAACCTCATGGCGTTCCAGCAGTCGATGCAGGCGCAGAAGTCCGCAAACGCCTTGCGCGGCATCCTGTCGCAGCCTGGCGCCGTGGATGGCACCGGCAACCCGTCCGACGACGCCATGAAGCAGATCATGGCCGTTGATCCCGGTATCGGTATGAAGTTCAAGCAAAACGCCTTGGTTGATCAGGAGCGGCAACTTCGGCTTGGTGTTTTGAAGACGGATGCGTTCGCCAAGAAGCAGGACATGATGGACGAGGGTTATGCCCCGTTGCTGGAAACCTACGAAGAAAGCATTAAGGCGGGCAAGACGCCGGAAGCCGCGCTGGTTGAGGCACAGGATGGCTTGACCAAGGCGAATGAGCGGTTAATGCAGGGTGGGTTTCTGTCCGAAGATGAACAGAGGCGGTTGCCGACAAAGTTCGATCCGCTCCAGATGCGGCAGTATTTGGCTTCGTCGCAGCAAGTCCGGGACTGGCGGAAGGATCAGTTGCAGGAGAGGCGGCTCGACGCCACGATGCAGCACCAGCAAGATTTAGATCAGCGCGCCGACGACCGTGTGAACCGTGCCGGCTGGCAAGTCATGACCGACCCGACGGCGAAAGACAAGGACGGCAACCCGGTCCAATATCGCTACAATGCGGGCACGGGGGAATCCACCACGCTCGCGGGCAACGAGCCGTATCATCCGGGCGGCGCGGCGAAGGTTGGCGTGGAGACAAAGGCACCCGCCGCCGGAAGTAGCGTGGCGGACAACCTATCCGTTGAAGCCGACATCAAGAAAGAACACCCGGACTGGAGCGCCGGACAGATCGCGCTTGAGGCCAAGGCGCGCATCCGCTCTGCATCGGCGCCCAACCTTCCCGGCGATGCCCCGCTGACCGATGAGGCGATCAACTACGCCGCCGAAATCTACCGCAAGACCGGCAACATGCCGTCGTTCGGCATGAGCAAATACGGCGCGTCCGATCGCAGGCGCATCATCAATCAGGCCGCGGGCAACGCTCGTGATGCCGGGTCTGACGCTGGCGGCGATCTCGTTACCCGCGCCG